GTTTGCGCCGGGTCTCAACCAACCTTTATTATTGATCATGCTAACTCACCCTTATAAGGACTGTTCAGCCACTTAGCATATGTCTCGGCTTGTTCACTAATCTTAGCCAGTTCATACTTACCGCAAAATTTCATGAAGTGAATGCCTACTTGCGGTGTGGTTTGTGTGCGCACACCTGAAGCGATGCTAGCATCTACCTTATCCTTTATTTCGTCAGGTTGTGCGGTTAAGTCAATCAATAGTCGATTGCGCTCATAATCTTCACGCACACGATGTTCTACACCATCGGGGTCTACCCAACGTTGCAACATCATGTTATTCCAATTGAAACCTTGCTTGTTGCGATCTGCATAGGCTTCGATTAGACCAACCTTGTTCTTGCTACCCTTAGTGCGAACACCTGGGTATGCACTGAACACATTGTCACCGGCGTCACCGCGCATGATCTTCTCAAAGAGATGGAACTGTGGGTCACCTAGTAGTTTGGGTTCTTTAGTTTTCTTATCTTTGACAGGCTTGCCCTTGTCATCAAAATAACCTTCTAGCGTGATCAATTGGTTAGCGACACCGTTATATTGCTTCACGTTCCCACTAATCAATTGAACATAGTCTGTGTCGCTACTGATGATATAATGTTCATCGTTGGGATGTAGATATACAAATCGTGCTATAAGGTCGTCTGCCTCAGCACGTTCATGTCTGAGTACGCTAACGTTAGTCTTCTCACGAAGGAACGTAGTGAACATATCATACGTTTCCCAAAACATCTTGTTTTCTTCTTGCTCTGCTTCTGTGAGTGATGCTTCAGCAACTTTACGATGTGCCTTGTAAGGTGCATATACATCCTTGCGCCACGATCTACCTTCAAGACAGAATACAACGTGGTCGATGCCATACTTACGCACAACTTGATTTACACTAGCAAGTGTCAAGTGTAGTGCCATGCCGATCTTTTCCCAAGTATCGCTGTTGCGACTTGCGATGTGACGGGCACGGAAGAACGTATTAGCAGTATCGATCAGAGCATATTTCACAAGTACACCTATTTAGTAGAATAATATACGTATATTATACTAGGTGTTTGCGAATATGTCAACTGACTTCAGTACGCCCGTTACCCAAATCGCGCTGATTGACAACACGCATGTCATTTCTACGCTTGTCCGGATCAGCTATCTCTTGTTCGTACATCTCAAGTGCGATGTTACGGCAGACTGTTTGGAACCAGCGATCCACGATCTCATTGTCAGTGTCAGTCTCGCTTTTCTTATATCCTGATTTAATCAGGTTAAGAAGGAACTTGTCGTTCCAATCCAATTCAAAAGCGCCATTGTTGATATTATTAGGGTCTATGTCTACCCTGTTGATAGCAATATAGGGCTCACCATCTTTAGTAGCCTGTTCTTTAGGGCTGAGTTTCTTTTCAGCCTTTTCTTTTTTTGGTTTAGGAGGATCCTCGCTCGGAAGATCAGACCTTGGTCCTTGTTCTTTTTTCGCCTCTAACCCAAAAACTTTTTTTATTTTGTCGAACATGCTTTACCTTTATTGATGGCCTCACGTATGGAATTAACCATGACACTTTCGAGGTCTACATCATACTTAGTCGTGTCTGTGACGTACCCAGATATTTCTGTGATATCACTAGACTTTAACTTAAGGTCAAATCCATCGCCGGTCTTGACTAAGTTCTTTACTACAGTGTCACGGTTAACAATGAACGAACCATCGTTACGCAATACTAAAGTAATGTCACATATCAAACTAGGATCCAACGTGTCTTTGTTGTTAGTACCATTACTATTGGTAAACTTAACAATAAAAGTTTTGCGCAGTGAACCATTTTGTTTGTACATGCTTTGGCTCAACTGACTTTTAAGTTCCATAGTGATCTTATGTTTATTCCAATAAAAATCTTTATGGTCCTCACGCAAACAGTCTAGTGTACCATCCTGAGAAGCAATGAGTTCTTCACAAACAAACCCCTTCATGAATCTAAGTTGTTTGTTGTTCAGTTGCTCTAGACTATTGCCGAAACTGGTAATGAAATTCCAGTCGTACTTCTTAAGATCATTGATTATTTGTTGCATAGTCGTGTAGTTTAAAACTTGCAAGATTCTTAGCCTTGCTTTCGCACATTATATCAGCCCATGATCTATGTGACAAAGCCCAGTCGTTGACTGCTTGATTCCAGTAGTAGTCGCTGTGCGCACGTAACTTCTGTTTATTGTGTCCTGATTCTAGTAGTGTAGTCAAGCAGGGACGGCTGACAGTGCAGGCACCAGGTAGATGCTCTTCTCTTGAAACACTATAGTGTATGACAGGGCGCACACCGCGCCAACTATCAATAACCATATCAATGCGTGGGTCAGATTCTTCAATGTATTCTCCAGTCTTAATCCAATGATGATGAATGTCTAGCACCAAAGCGAGATCGTTTGCGAGTTCGAGGGTTGAGTCGAGTCCCCACGACATTTCTTCGTTTTCGATTGTGATGGCATTTCGTGCTTCGGGGCTGAGTCTTGAGATAACTCTTTTGATACCGTCGGGGCCTTGGCGACCACTGATGTGGACATTGATCTTGATGTCCTGAAATTGTTTACCGTACCCCATCCAACGGGCCATATCCACATGATATTCAAACTCCTCTATACTCTTATTTACTACCTCAGGACGATCACTAGCCAAAACGACAAACTGATCGGGATGAAACGATAGTCGAACATCGTTTGCTCTAGCAGTCTCACCGATAGGAGCCATCCAGCGTTCTAGACTATCACGCACATCCTGCCGCTGCCAGAAAGGCTTGTACTCATCTATAGTATAGAATGATAGCATATCACTAGTGATGCGCAACATACGTAATTCATTGGGTAATTCTGCAACTTTTTTGACAAGTGCATGAGTATTAAGAATGTTGCGTTTCGCTACATCCATGATTTTATCTTCGACAACTTGACGGCTACTCTGACGCTTTGCCCATGCGTAAGTAGTGCCACCTGTGTTCAGGCCCTCGGTGCTAGCGATCTCACCCTTTTTATTGATTTCTGCCCATTTGCAAGCGAAACCAATACGCTGAATGTCTGAGTTAAATGTCATAGTGATAAATATTACTATAATTGTTTAGGAATGTCAACATGAATTTTAGAAAACTCATCAAATTGGTAACCGAGGGCGTAAGCCCATTTAGCAAAGACCTCAAAGTCATGAGCCTTGACCAATTCGTGGATAGCGAAGGTAAGGGCAAAGATGATGTCGATGAAGAGAAATTGAGTGGTGTCACAAGCCGTAAGTTTGATAAAGATGAGTTGACATCATATCTTGACAGAATTATTGGTAAAAGTAAAGAGAAACAGGACAAATTCCAAAGACCATATATCCATAGTGGTAATATCCCAATCGTTAACGATGAGGGTAAGAAATATGACCTAGATGCCCTTCGCAAGACATTTACTGAACGCCCAACAAAGATTCTCAAACAAAATGAAAAGATGCAACATAGTGATGGCACAAGTAGCATTTTCTTCAATGTGGGTCTACCTGCACTAAAAGGTCTTGCTGTTGATGAAGATACCGGAGAATTTATCGTAATCGATACTTGCCCTGGTGCTGGTGCGTGTAAGACATTCTGCTATGCTATGAAGGGCGGTTATGTTCAGTGGAAAGCAAGTTCATTGAGTTCTACTAAACTGTTGAATTTCTTATACAATGACCCGGATGGGTTCATGTCAATGCTCAGTGATGAGATTTCAAATGCTGAGAAAAAATACGGTAAGAAGGGTACAAAGGTAGTTGTGCGTTGGCACGATGCCGGCGACTTCTTTAGTCCACAATATCTAAAGATGGCATATGATGTCGCTAAGAATCATCCTGATGTAGACTTCTATGCTTACACTAAGATGGCTTCAGTAGCACAAGCAGAACGTCCAGATAACTTCAAGATGAATTTTAGCCAAGGTGCGGCCACTGGTCAAGAAAAGAAAATCGATTTCGTCAAGACTAAGAACAGCCGCGTGGTTCCTAAAGAATTATTTGCTGATGCACTTGAGAAAGACGAATCAGGTAAGTGGCAGTACAAGAATCCTCAAGCAGAAAAGGCTGTCAAAGATCGTATTGCTATCAAGTACAGCATGAAGCCAGAAACAATCAACACTTATGATGAAATGATGAAGAAGCCTGTCGATAAAGATCCAGAAGCAAAAGGCAAATGGAATGTTATCGTCAAACCAGGTGATGGCGATGATGCTGCCAACCGTAATGATGTGTTGAGCAGTCTATTGCTTATCCACTAATCTTAAGTAAATCTTTTAATTCGTAAAGATGTTTCATGTAAGTGCTAGGATTATCTAGCACACTTACTGCGGCATCACCTTTACGTCTTGGACCATACTTAACTTCAAAATCTACATTGTTCACTTGCTTGAATAATTCTACCATAGCATTCACCGTAGTACCAACACCGTGCCCTAGATTCTCTAGACTATTTGCTGGCTGTTCAATCGCTAATTTCAATGCATTACAAATTTCTAATACATGAACATAGTCACGTACACAAGTGCCATCGGGAGTGTCATAATCATTTCCGAAAATAGTGAATGACCCTCTGTCTTTTGATTGCATTAGATTATACATCAACCCATCAGGATTAGTTGGTTGTATGCCATAACTACTACCGATCACGTTATAGAACCTAAACATAGTATACGGCACTGTTGGATTATGTCTTGTGAAATATTCACGCACACAATCTTCGGCAGCACGTTTGCTCACACCATACGCGCTCTCGCATAATGCGGCAGCACCAGTACTAGCAAAGATAAAATTGTTTGTAGGAATCTTGTTCAACACATTCATAGTACCATTCAAGTTAGTGATATAATACATGATTGGCATCTTCTCACTTTCGCCGACATTGACCAATGCGGCTAAATGTATCACAGCATCGTATGGATCAGTTTGATCAGGGATAGTGAACAGTCTATTGATATCTACTTTATAGAACTTATCGATAGGTACGATAGGATCATGTAAATCTAATCCATGAATCTCATACTTGCCTTCTAATAATTTACATAGATGGCTACCAATATAGCCACTACAACCTGTGATCATTACTTTTTTCATCATATACCCTCAAATAAATTCAATGCTTCTATAGTCTCAGTTGGTTCGAACTGAGGATCCTTGCTTAGATAGGTGTCATCATCTGTATAAACAATTTTGTTGAACTTCTTTTTATTGCTTA